TCTTGGCAATCGTCGGGTAATCGCTTTGCAGTCTTCGGATTAGGCCCCGCAACGCCACGTCTTGGGCTGGGGTGAAGTGGTCCGAGAACTGGTCATTCTCATTGCCGCCATGGCCGCCGAATAGTGCGACCCCAACCGTCCCGGTGTTGCGGCCCTTGACGTGCGCGCCCTTGCGCTCCAGCGGACGCCCCGTGGCAATCTTCCCGTCTCGGTCGATCAGGTAATGGTAGCCGATGTCAGACCAGCCTCGATCATCGACATGCCAGCGCCGGACCTCCGCTGTTTTTTGGTTCACAGTGCGGGTTGCCCACCATGCGGGGCGGGTCGCTGTGCAATGCACAACGATTTCATTAAGTGGTCGCATAGCGGACTCCTGTGTTGTGGGGAATGTGGGTGTCGTGTTAGCCCGCGCGGGCCGGGTTACGGGCCTCGGTTGAGCGCCCGCACAAGGGCGGCGATGTCTTCGCGCAACCCGGATATCTGCTCAGTCAAGCGCGCAACCTGCACCTCCTGGCTATTCGCCGCCGTGCGGTTTGAGTTTGCCACCGCCTCCACGCGGATCAAGTCCCGGTCATGGCGGATGACCTGCGTGTTAATGCCTGACGCCCACCAAATGCCGCCGCCTGTCTGGACGCATAGGGCGATGATAAGCGCAATCGGCACGCGCTTATCCAAGTGCCAGCCTTCATCGTTTTGTTGTTGGTCCGTCATACTGCCCCCGGCCTGAATAGCGCCCAAATGAAAATCCCAACCGCTGCAACCTTTGCCTTGGTCGCAGGAGCGCCGCCCGCAATAGCGCCGTCGAACCACTCAGCCGCCGCCTGACCACGGCCATAGATGCCAACCTCCAGCATGTGGTCGTGGACCAAAGCCGCCAGCAGGAAGCGCGGATCGTCGCGTGATAGCCACCAGCGGGCAAAGAACGGGACACTACTCTCGAACTCGCGCCCTGCGTGGATCGTGATGGGGTAGCCGTTGCCCTTGCGGCCTACGTGCCACGTGATGTCCTGCGTCAGCCGCCAGCGCCGCATCGTGCCGCGCTCAAACATCATGGCCAGTGCTTATCATCGGCATAGTCAGCGGGGATTGGGTCCATCGCCACCAGCACGTTGTGCGCCCGCATGATTGCGCCCGACGCAGCCGCGAACGCATCCGCCAAACCCAGAACGCGGGTGGCCAGTGCGGCAAGCGCGGTTGCATCGTCAGACACCAGCGCGCGCAGAAGTGGTGCAGGGGCGGCATCATCATCGGCAAGCGCCTTGGCCTCCGCGATCTGTACAGACCACGTTTCGCGCTCGGATGGGCTGTACGCCCCGGCCATAGCGTTTAGCCTGCGGTCGCGCTCTGCTGTGACCATGGAAGCAGAGGGGGAGGGCGGCGCTCCTGCGACCCACTCGCCGTCCACCCATTCGTAGCCTGCCCCCGGCTTTAGAGGCACGCTTATCGTGCCCTCGGGGTAGCTGTCCAATACGCTTTGCGGCGGCGTGTTTGTAGTCTGCCAGTAACCTCTGGTGGGGTGAAAGAAACCTTTTTCCATTAGCGTAACTCCACCCAAATTAGACCAGATATGCCAGCAGTTATCCTGTAATAGTAACCATCTGGAATTATTGCTGACATATTCCCATCTGCGTTGTTGTTTCCATTTTGAACTCCAAGCCAAGTTGAATTATTAGAGGAAACTTGAAACTGAGCATCGTTACCGTCTCCATATCTTATCAAAACCATAATAGGTCTACCTGTTGTGTTCTGATAAGAAGTGTTGGCAACTCTCGAACCCTCAACGTTTTGCCAAGTCTGACCTACGCCAATGGCTGCGCCTGCGACCGCAGCAATGGCAGATGCTACAATATCGCGCCGCGCTGCTCCATCTGGATCAACGGCCAAATCTGCATCGGCGCTGTCCACCATCAGGGCCGCGCTTCCAAGCCCAAGCGTCGTCCGCTGTGCTGCCGCGTCGGCATCGTCCAGCAATTCCCAACCTGCTGCCGTCACGTCCGCAAATTCCACGCCGTCAGCCGCTGCGTTTACCCGCACCGCGTCCAATGCGCGCCCTGTCAGTGACGGCAGGTTTGCGGCCACCAGCGCTGCGGCAGTATCACTGGCAAACGTTCCAAACGCCACCAAATCCGGCGCGAATTGCAGCGCCTGCCAGTCGAGAAACGCATCGACGTTCGTATCGAACGCGGTCTGCGCTTGACCCTTGTCCGGGATGGTTCCAAGGAATTGTCTGATTACTGGCGCGGTCATAGCGTCTCCACTTCAAGTTGTACTTTTGTTATGCCGCGCACGTCTACGACTGTCTGACAAGAGCTAACAAAACCATATGCCAAAAACTCAGAATTGTCATCAGGTCCAGCAAACACAGCCGCCACGCCGTCCAAATCGTTAATTGTTCGCCAGAACGGCGCGGCGCTATAGTCGTTCAGGTGAACACGATAGCCAACGCGCGATGCAGGTGTCCGCCGCAATAGCGACGTAAGCGTGCCTTCGGTTTTCTTGACCGACCGAGTGCGCAGGCCCAGCGTAGATGCCACCTCAACAACGCCGTATAGGTCAGCCAAGCCCATCGCAATCGTGCCTACCGCCGCCGTCGATCCTGTGTTTGTAATCGTGACCACAACGGTTGCGCCGATTGGGATGTTGATCTCAAAATTGGCATATGTGCGCTGCAAAGACTGAGGCGCAAAAAACCATCGCCAGAACGATCCTTCGTATGGCGTCGCGTCGGGCACCCCATACGTCACGTCCGCCACGTCGCCCGTTGCGTCCAGCGTGCCAACGATTGTGATCTGTGTGGCACGCAACCCAAAGAACGCTATAGCTGATAGCCGTGGCAGTCCGGTCAGGGTGTAGGTGATGCTGTCCGCGCGACTTGTTACGGTGTCAACAACGCGAAACTGATCCGCCCCGAATTGCAGATCGAACGCCGCGTAACGATTGGCCGGTCCAGCGTCAAACCATTCGTTTGAGGCGGCAAGTCCCGGCTCCTGCGTTGTGCTTGCCGCTGATACCTCAAACAACCGTTCACCCACCCGTCGCACGTCGCCAAGGTTATATGTGCCCGCCGTCCAAGCCGTTTCCAGCACCACGTTTGTGCTGTCAATGTTGCCCTCGGTGATGGCGAAAGGCTCAATGATCCGCAGAGTCATAGGGTCTGCTCCAATTGGAAGGCCAGCGTGTCGTCTGCCGCGTCTGCCCCGCGCCCGGTATTGCCCGCCGTGATTTCCGATGAGGATATCAGCCGCTCCATCGACACGTTAAGCGCCCGCAACTCAGCGCGCAATTCCGCATCGGATTGCTTGGGGCCATAGGTCAGCCCATTGGCAACACGGGACAGGCCGCGCATGTAGTCTTGGCCAGTTGCAAACAGATCCTCATTTACCAGCGCCCGCAGGCTGCCCCCGAGCGCGTCGGCCCCCGCGCTGATTTCCGCGAACGCCGGGGAAAGCTGCATAAGAGCCGCTACCATGTCCGTATCGCCTAAAGCGTCGGCCTCGTCCACCAGCGCCCGGAATGCCGCGCGCGTGGCAGGCAAGGCGTCAATCCCAAGGCTGGCCATTTCCAGCGACAACACCGACGTGGCGCGGGCTAACCGCTCCGCATCGGTGTAGAAGTTCTGATAGTAGGAAGCCGCTGCGCTGGTGAAGTTTTCCAGTGATCCGAATAGGTCCACAAAGGCAGACGCCGCCGCGCCGCCCGCAAGCGACACGTCATACGCGCGAAGCTGGAAGTTGCCCATCCATGCGTTGACGGTTGTGAGGCTACTGGCCAAACGATCCAGCGTTGCCGACGCGCCCTCGCCCGCCTGCATAAAGCCGTCCAGACCGCCCACCATGCCAGCCATAGCGTCAGCCATGCCCGTGAGACCGTCCATCACCGCCCTTTGCGCCGCCTCGTCGCTCAGGCCCTTCGTGCTTATCCGCATACGGTGCGAAAACCCGTCAAAAGTGTTCGCCGCTAGCCCGAGCGCATCCGCCGATGCCATCACGCCACTTTGCAGCGTATCGACCATGCTGGTGACGGCGTCGGTTGTTTCCCGATCCGCAGCGCTGGTAGACGTGCGCACCTTTTTGGACAGGCCAAAGAAGCGGCTGGTCTGAACCTTTTTGAAGGTCTCGACCAGAACGTCCATGTTGTTGACCGTGGCCATGATGCCCGTGTCGAGAGTCTTGGTTTTCTTGCGGAATGCGGCGAACGCTAGAGCCACAGCGCCGATAACAGGGATTGCCACGCTGAGAGATGCGGCCAATCCTGCGCCCACGCCTAATGAGCCGATGCCCGCCGCCAAACCGGAACCAGCACCGAGTCCCAGAATGCTTGACCCACCGCCAAGCCCTAGCAGCCCGGAACCAGTACCAAACGCGCCCAGCATACCAGCACCGCCGCCTGCGCCCTTTGCGCCCGCGCCGCCACCGCCGCGCAACAGGTTGCTCAGAAACCCACCGCCCCCACCGCCCACGCCACCCGCCACGGCTTGCCCCACGCCGCCACCAGACGCGCCGATGCCAGTGCCACCCGCGCCAAAGGCCCGCATGACGCGCGACCGCACGGCCATACTGATCATCTGCGCAATCATCTGCTTAAAGCTGTCCAGCACGGATTGCACAAAGCCCTTGAAGTCTTTGAACCCGTTGACGACAAAGTCACCGAACGCATCGGAAACGCTTTCAATTCCGCTGATAACAGATCCACCGAACTCGCGGCCCATATCAGCCGCCGATTTCTGCGCACCCTTGAACGCCTCGGCTAGGCCTTCGGCGAACGTAGTGGCCTCCTCAATAGCCTCCGCCGCTGCGCCTGCGGAGCCGCCACCGCCGCCCTCTGCACCGCCGATGCCGTCCAGTTCCTCGCGCAGCCGCGCAGTTTCCGCCGCCGCGCCCTCAGTCGCCGATGCGTTTCCGTCCATAACCGTGTT